CAGTCGTGTCTCTACAAAGATGCACCTTGACGATGCACCCATGAAGAGACACTTCTGGCCTCTATTAGTTTGCGTTTCCACAGACTAAAAAGAGACGCTAAGCGTCTCGTTAACAATGTCAAACAACGGATCGGTTTATTTATGCAGGGAAGATGAAGTTAACACCTTCCCTGCAAATTTATTTTACGCGAGTCCAGAAAGCTCAGCGCCAAGGACTGCGTATCCCGCAGCGACCATACGGCGCGTAGGCTTACCAAGACGATACTTAGAAACGCCATTACGGCTGTTGAGATAGATCGCATAGCCTTCCTTACGGAGGCCGGTGATAGAAGCAGTAGGGTTTTGAAGCCCGAACTTCTTAGTGATCTGCTCAGCGGTGAATTCCTTGCCGGACTCAAAAGCCTCAACAAGAGCGTTAGTCTTAGTCGTCATAGTTTCACATCTCCATTTCATAGTGCCTGACTTGACACTCTGTTATAATACACCAGTTAGGGAGGATTGTACACAACTTTTTTATAAGATGTCCACAACCCTTTTAGTTTCCATATCTATCGCACGAATACGATAGTGTGGATACAGAGACTGAAGAGACTTCATCTCCGATAAGATACGTTGCGAATCGTTGATCGTAACGTGATATGTTCTCCAGTTGCCTGAAGTGTCTTGTGCCTGAATCTCAACCACGGCGCATCCTCGCTATGTCCTCGGCGTCCGACTTAGCGAACACTGGGACCATGTTAGACTTGTGCATGGTGGCGATACCAATGAGCTTGCGCTCGCCACTATACACCTTTGGCTCTGGCTTAGAGGTAGGGCCTGAACCCATACCTAAGCTAACGTAGTTAGATCGATCCACACGTAATGAATCGACGTAATCACGCTTCCAATTCTTGTCAGCAGTCTTCTTGGCACGGATCTGCTCAGGGTGAACCCCGCGTTTCCATAGCCAAGTCTCGTGTGCGGTCATAAACTTTGTAAGGGTCATCACGACCTCTCGATACGATCCAGCGTCTGCTCGAGCCACCAGATCTCGTTAGCGAGTCGGCAGTCGATACCCTTCTCGAACTCGTCATCGTACGGCACGAACACCTCGGCGTTCCGACGACAGTCGGCGAGACGCTGATACAGCTCTTGCTTGAGCTGCTCGTACGCCTCTGACTTGTCCTTAGCTAAGAAGTCGTTTGTCATTTGATGACCTGCCAGTACTGTTGCACATAGACGTCAAACCGACTCGCATGCTCAGGACGAATGTCTTGAGCTGAGTCACGATGAAGCGGACCACCGACAGCATAGAGATGGCGGTGAGGACTGTTCTTACCGAGACGACCACGGATACGAACGCGATAGCGGCGGACATTCTTCTGTCCATCGCCGTATACCATAGGTTGAGTCACACCCATAAGCTCATCGAGCTTCCGAGCGCTGTTCAGCACCTTAGCAAGCGTATGCACCTTGTCCACAAGGGGATCGTTACGATCTGTTACAGTGAGCTTGTACTGATTTGAGATGCGTGACATGTGATGCTCCTTGTCTCATTTGATGGTATCATTATACAGCAGTCTGAGGGGCATGTACACTAAAAAGTGCGGTCCAGACTCTATACCTTAGAACTGTGACATTTATATCACAGTTCACGAACGTCCAGATAGTGGTAGATGCCGAATGCAATCAGCATACCGAAGACGAGGACCAGAAGCGGTCCAAAGATGATCAGGTTGTCATAGACAGTCATTGCCAATCTCCATTTGATATAGGCATTATACAGCCATTCTATGGGGATGTACATAAAAAAATAGCGCTCAAGGGTCTATACCTTGGCACTGTATCATTTATGTCACACCGTAACGGGATTCGTTACTTACGGACTACTATGACTTCGGATAGGATATTTTTGAGGCGTTCACGGGCCGGAGTGTATCGGTTATCCATGATGTGCCAAAAATGTTTCGAGTTGCTGTACTTCTTCTCTTCACGCATCTCATCACGAGCGTCGATGATTTCCTCGATGAGGAATAGGACCTCGTCAATTTTCTCGGTTTGCTGCTTGTATTTTCTCATATGTCGTCTCCGAAAGGTCGTCCACCACGTAGTAGGTGGCTTTTTTGTTTTCCATATCGTAAAAAGTGTCAAGCACTTTTCTTACCTCGTAAAGACGATTGGCAACCTTTCGGATTGTTTCTCGTGAGGTGTCATCATTAAAATCTTCCTCGAGGTCGGTCAAGGCGGCCTCGAGGTTAATGTCTGCTGAATAGTCGACGATGTAGGTAGCACCGTCCGGTGTCGTTTGCTCTTCAACTGGTGGAAACAGGATGTCCTGTATCTGCTGTAACTTCACGTCTGCAGGAGTCTGTTCCTGCTTTTTTTTCATACCAAAAAGATTCATGTTACTTCTTCTTTCTACCAATGTTGTATTTAGCTTCAAGTGTCCAGTTAGATTTCTCCTTGTGTGGAAGAACTTTGATCTGGCTCAAAGGTGCTTTTGGATCGTTGCCTCTTTCAGGCTCAACGATCTTAATTAAACCCCACTCCTCAAGAAGCTGAGCGATCGTGTTTCTACGACCCTTATCTTCAGACGAGAAGTCTGTTGGTTTGCCATCTAAAGCAAACAGCTCTTTAAAGTGAACTATATAGTACTTACCTTGCTTGTGAAGAATATGACAGGACTGATAGAGCTTCTGTTCTTTTTTGGAAGCCACGCCGATTCTGGTAAGTGTTTCCTTGATCTTTAGAAAGTCTTCTTCTTCTGCTATTTTCACCTCAAGCAGTGAATCGGTGTTGGCCATGCTAACCTCATTTTTTTATTATTATTTTACATCCAAGATCCCATTATAATTGGGTGACTCTCCATATTTATAGAATCCTGATCTATAAGGTTTGCGGCTTCGATTCTCAGAAGGTCTCTATATGTAGTACTATCTACCTCGATCTCCTTACCATCGTTGGTAGCTAAAACGATCTTTCCGTTTGATGAGCGAGCGTTCTCTAGAGCCTTAGGTCTATTGACAACACTGAACAGATATGCTAGGTTCTCTGCCTTCTCTCCGAAAAGCTCCTTAACGATATCTCTGCTATCATACGATAGAGTCTGTACCTTTAGGGCGTTAGTACCGTATATTGAGTGTAACCCACCACCGAGACAAACATGAGAGTCGAATCCTTTCTGTAGTAGGATATCATATACCCTACAAAGGTGATCGTGTAGACTTCCTATCGCATGTTTGGTGTTTAGAGTACCGACCTCAGTTAAGAATGAACTTAGCTTCTCAAACTCAGGCGATCTACGTTTTCTTGTTTTATAAACAAGTACAGTTCTCTTGATCATGCATGCACGTGATAGTGCACGACCACCATGTAACTGATTACCAATAAACACAGAGATACGATTGCGCTTTGGTAGTACAGACTTCTCGATGTCACCGTCTTTATCGATGAATACGGTCTCACCACCCCAGTCTGCATCCCACTTATCCTTGACCATATAGATTACGATCGTAGTCTCATCATCTCTTTTACTGTCAGAGTGAATCCAACCGTCTGTTCCATAAGTGTGTGCGTTGACGTAACATCTAATAGGTACTGTGTCCTCTAGTTCAGGAAGATTAGCACGCATATAATCCCAAACTTCTTTATAAACACCTGTTAACATAAACTCCATATCAGAAAGGTTAGCGGCACCTCTCTTTGCTATGTCAACGTTCCAGTGTCCATGAGGGTCGGTATTATTATTAGACTTCCAGCCATACTTTAATGGTGTCTCGTCTACAGTTTTAAATGTTCTATTGTATAGATCTTCCGGAAAAAAGTCATTAACAGTTCTAATAGTCATTGCTTACCTCTCGTCATGAGGTCTCTAATCTGTTCGATCTGAGAAGGATTTAAAATCGAGAGAGCTTCTTCAGCTCTTGCTATATTATATTTATAGGCATCCCTTACCAGTTCAAGATCGTTGTCTTGTGTCTTTTTGTCACGCTTAAAGAAGCGTTTCTTCTGACGGATAGAGAAGAAGAGATAATCGTACTGCATCTTATCGTCTAATTGATGATAAGCGTTCATCTCGTTTGCGTGCATGATGGTGTCAGGGAAATACGACAACGACGAGTTAGTACGCCATGCAGAGTACTTGTGCTCATTGTTGTCAGGATCCTGATACTCTTTAGTATAGTTGATGCTATTCTCGTAACGCCAGTCATAAGCTGCCATCACTCAAACTCACACTTCATCATGACTTCTGTAAGGAAAGCCGTTAGGTTGATCGCAGGGTCTGCAACGAATGCAGACTGATACTGATATTTACCTAGCAGCAATACCAGCTGTGCAACTCCCTGAGGGTTCATGAACGTGCTAGCGGTGTCATAGAACTTACGATAGAGTGTAGTCTGGTCGACTGCAGTGCTGTCAACCCACTTACGCATACCGGTAAAGTTCTTTTCCTTGAGAAGGATAACCAACTGCTTGAAAGACTCTTCTTCGAGGTTGACTAGGATACCACTATCGATCTTACCTGTAGCAGAGTAACGCTGGAGTTCATTCAAGACACGACGCCAATCTGGGAAGTGCTTTTGAATAACCTCAGCGACTACGGCTCTATCATACTCTACAGACTCAGCTGAAAGAATTCCTTCAACTCTCTTCAAGAACTGCACGGCAAGTTTTGCCATATCCTTCTTAGAGATCTGAAAGTCTATAACCGAGCAACGCGAATGGAGAGGTTCGATGATCCTATTCTTAAAATTACAGGTGAGGATGAACCCGCAATTCTTGCTGAATTCCTCCATAAAATTTCGTAGAGCTGGTTGAGTAGAGTTGGCGTTAAGGTAATCTGCTTCATCCAGGATGACGTACTTACGACCTCCAGAGAAAGATACAGAGGAGGCGAAGTTGAGAATGTCATTACGCAGGGTATCGATGTTACCATTCATAGATCCATTAATTACGACATAGTCACACTCTAACTCTTCAAGCATAGCTCGAGCGATTGTGGTTTTACCCACGCCTGCCGAACCAGACAAGATTAGATTAGGGATGTTTTTATTATTCACAAAGGTTTGAAAAGTGTTCTTTAGTTCAGCTGGCAGAATAGTGTCTGCCACCGTCTTCGGACGATACTTCTCAACCCACAAAAACTGTTCAAGCATTAATCAACTCCATAATATAAAGGTAAAGATCAGAAAGTGGAGTTGGCTTCAGCTCCTGTGTAGTACTCGATACGATCACCGGTCCAATGTAGAATGCCCTTAGTGATCAACACTTCGTAGTCACCGGGCAAGAGCTTAAGGTTCTCAACCTTGATATTGATCTGGAAGATCTTATCTGTTTCACCGATGCCGATATCATAAGTGTCACGAATCTTTCCACTAGCGTCGATAGCAGACATAGTGATCTTACCGTCACGGCCGATGAAAGCGATGTCAGTGAACTTAAGGAGTGATGCAGCACGCAACACGTCAGAGAGCTGATCGCTGGTTACCTTCAACGAAGCCAACGTATCAGGCATACGAACCTGAACGTTTGGCTTCGGTGC